CCCAAGATGCCAAGGGAGCCGATCAGGAATTCCGGAATGTGGCCGAGTAATTCCCCAAGGAAATCTCCGAGATCCTCGAACACCTCCTCGAACTGCTGGTCGAAGTCGGTCGCAAAGTTCTCCAGGAAGGATCCCATCTGCTCCCCGACACCGGAAAGGTCGATCTGATCCCCCAGCTCCAGCAGGGGCTCGATCGCCGCCATGACGGGTGCAGCCAGCCCGATGAAGAGGCCCTGCAATTTCTCCCCCACATGCTCGAGCTGGTCGTGCGCTTCCTTGAACAAATAGGCATTTTCCCCGAGCTTCTCGGCCGTGGCGCTGATGTCACCGGCATTCTTGAAATCGGGGTTCATGAAGACCTGAAGCAATTCGGCACCCTGTTTCCCAAAAATCTGGATGGCGGCGGCTGCCCTCTCTGTGGGCGACTGGATCTGGGCCAACGATGCCCCGATGTCGCGGAACGCCTGGTCGGGTTTCTTGGCAGCCTCGGCCTTGCTATCGAGGCCCATGTTCTTGAGCAAGGGAGCCCCCTGACCCGTCGTGGCGGCTGCCTCGAGGTATTTCTGCATCTTGCCGATGCTTGGCCCGATTTTCTCGGCCTCGACGCCGCTATCCTTGAAAAGGCGCTTCATCATCATGAGCTGCTCGACGGCGATGCCGGTGCGGTTGCTCAGGTTCACCATGTCGTCGCCCAATTCGACCGCACCATGGATCCCCTCCATGAGACCGCCGATGGTGGCGACGCTGGCCGTGATCTCCGCTAGGGGGGCAATGAGTTCCCCAAGGCCGATTTTCTCGCCCATCTTGGACGCCTGTTCGCTGAATTCCTTCAGCTCGTGTTTGCTCTTGGCGAGATTGCTGTCAAATGACCCGGTGATCAGGTTGAGGATGAATTCCAAACTCATGGGATAAGAAAGGCTGAAGGATGAAGGCTAAAGTCTGAAGGTTCTCGCGCAGAGGCGCAGAGGCGCAGAGAGAGAGAAACTGGAAAAAGGGAATGGTTCATTTCACGGGGAGGCCGGAGTTTTTCATCTGCTTCTCCTCGAGGTTCTTGAGGATTTTCACCATGTTTTTGATCTGCACGTTCACGGCGTAATCGACGCGGCGCTGCATGTCCTTCATGTGACCGGCGAACTTGACCTCGTTCGATGCCCGGAATGCGATGCCACGGGGGCCGACGCTCAGGGAGCAATGACCGGGAGCGGCATGGCGACCGATCCATGAGGGCCAGCGGACCTTTTCCAGTTTCCGGGCCGCAGGGATCCATCCGGACGCCAGAAAACCGACCATCTTTTTCTTTTCCTCCTTGTAGGCTCGGAGGATGGCGGTTGGAACCTTGAACCGGAGGTCGCGGGCACCTTCTTTTTTCAATGTTTTGGAAACGCGGCCGGTGGAGGGTTGGCGGTAGGCTTTGTGAATGGATGCGGGATCCGAGGCATCTGGCTTCCGGCCGCTATAGGCACGCATGATCTTGGCCAGATCGTTCATGACGGCTGCCTCCCCCCGGCGCTTGGAATCGCTGCCGCTGGTCATCTCACTCGCTGCGGAATCCCATCCGCTCGGAGGTGTGACCGCGATGACGGATCGCAGGATCCCCCGGGCCTGAGTCTTCATCGCCTCGAGGCGGGACCGCTTGGATTCGCGCATGTAGGTGTCGAACGCCTTGAGGAATTTCTCGGTGTTGCGGGGGGTGATTCTTACCATGGCTCGTCTTCCTGATCGGGGGTGTCAAAGAGGGAGGAAAGGGCCTCGAGTTCCTGAAGCTGGGTTTCCTTGCTCGGCAGCGGATCGACCGTCCAGACGTCGTGGCTGCGATAGCAGGCGTGCAAATACTGGAGCAAGCGGGCCAAGGGCATCCGCAGGATGTGGCGTTCCGGCCATCCCGTTTCCTTCGCCAGAGTGAAAACCAGCGAGGCCGTCCGGGATGGCTCCCTCAGTTTGGGGGGGGAGTCTCCCGGCTGCTGCCGCCGCCCGGCTTCTCCTGGACATCGACGGTGGCCTCGGGGATCCCGGCCACGATCTTCTCGACGACCTCCCGAAGGCCGACAAGTCCCATCATGGGGATCCTGCGGGCGAACTCACGGACGGCCGTGCGGTATTGCTCGGGAGCGTCGCTCTTGAACGGAACGAGATCGGGATCGGTGCCGTGGATGTAGAGAAATTCGGTCATCTGCTGGATGCGTTCCTTGACGGTGAGCTGGACGCTGGTGTCGTAGAGGAAAGTGAGCCCGGCATCCATGACGATCAACTGGGTCTCGAGCGAAAACCGATGGAAGGTGATGCCCTGCCACACGATGGGCACATCGCGGAGGACTTTGTTCAGGATGGGATCGGGTTTCTTTTTGGACATTTTCAGAACATCTCAAGGAGTTTGCGTCCGCGTTCGGTCGGGACGAGTTTCCCATCCGGCCCTCGCGTCGTGCTAATGTAGGCGCTGCGGCCGCTCTTCTGGATATGAAGCTGCGGGGGATTCTCCCGGATGGCGTCGCGAAGTTTGCCGATCTTCTCCATGAACGTCCGGATGTAGGTGATGGGGTGATCGAGGTTGGATTTCAACCATTCGCGGTCATTCCAACGACGCAGAAGCTCACCCGTGGAAATGGTTTCCCCCTTGAAGTCCTCAAAGGTGATTTTCCGTTCCTCGGCAACCCAGACGACGGTCCTGGTCGGTTTGCCATCCTGAGTGCCGATGGCGTTCAAAAAGCCACCTTCCTTGATCAGTTCCCCGCCGCAGGTGAGCAGGGCGGCGATGGCTTGGGTGTTGGGCGAGCGGAGTGGGTCCTCTTCGTCGCGCAGGTAGGTGTAGGAACTGCCGCTTTTCATCGGGTGATCATTTCAGACTGTGAAGGATGGGGATCTTTAGGAGGTGCTCAGATCCCTAGGAAGCATTCGGAAAGATTTTGCCGCTGTATTTGAAACTGCGGAAATCGTCGTTTTTCTGGGAAGTTTCGATGGAATCAATGATGACCTTGCCCGAAATCGCCGAAGGCGAGGGGGTGTTCGCTGCGATGGTGGCAGGATTTGTGTCTCCGTAACCTTCCGCCGAAAAAGTTCCTTGGGGATCAAATGTCGCAAAACCTCCGAATCCGCCAGTGTGGTTCTGGTAGGTTTTGGTTTCCAGTTTCTCGGAAACGGTGACTTTGGTCAGCGATGCGTCAGAAAGGAGGGTGATTCCGATGCCGCCGTTATAGGTTGCGCTCATGATGAAAGGTGGTGGGGATTAGGCTCCGCTGTAGGCGACGGCTTCGATTTTGGTCTTGGGAAAATCATCGTTGGTATCGTCCTGGCTAACGCTGATGACGGTCAGGGTTCCGGAACTGACAGTGGCGCTACCCGTGAGGCCGAATGAGGCAGTGCCGACGACATCGATGGAGACTTTACGCTCCCTCATCGGGACGGCGACGGCTCCGACGGTGTTGCCGCTCTCATCGCGGTAGGTCTTGATGGTAGCCGTGGTGGTGTCGGTGAACGACTGGACGTTCCCGGTGTAATTGGTGGTGATCGGAGGGGTTCCGACGCCGAAGGATGCGCTCATATCCCTGCGGGGGATGTCAAAGTTTGAAAATGAATCGGTCAGGAACCCACAGGAACAATCCCGATGGTGAGTTCAATATCGATGACGTGCCTTTCATGATCGATTTGCTCGCGAACGGTCATGCCACCGAGTCCACCGTAGAGAACCGACCCTTGTGCCGTGTTGAATGCTTCGGCAAGGGGTGAAGAGGGACCCTGCCCTTGCAAATCAAAAAGGGCCGTGATCTGACTGGCGCGGCTGCGATGAAGTGCCAGATCAGCACCGGCCGCCGGGGTGGTGAGCCGCAGCGGGCAGGTTGCCTTCCAAAGTCCCCGGGCCTCGCGGTTGCTGCCGGTGCATTCCGCGATGAGCAGCGGTTGGCCGTTGGGTATCTGTTCGGCACTGGTGCCGGGATGAATGGTGAGCCCGGAAAGAAAGCTCTGACCTGAAAGGATGCCAATAAGGCCAAGTTCGATGTCGGCGGTCATGGAGTTTTCAAAGTGACTCGGGTTTCCGTGGCCCGGGCCGGATCGCCACTGGCAGGAATGACATCGAGGATCTGATAGGTTTCGCCGGTGGACTGAAGGGTGACGCTTTCACCCAACGAGGGAGGGGTGGCGAAGATTTTCAAAAAGCGGCACTCAAAGTTCGCATCGCTACGGTATCCCCCAAGCTGGAGATCAAATTTCGGATCAGGAGTGGAGAGGACGGCACGCTCGGTGACACCACGAAAGGTTACGTTGCTGGCCAGGGCGTCGCGGCCACGGGTGGAACGCGCAGCCATGCGGGCGATGGAATCGGAAAGGCTCACCAGGGTTTGGAAATTAAGATCCCTTGACCTTGGAGATCACTTTGCCGACAAAACTCTCAACGGCAGTTTCGGCCTCGGTGATGAGTCCCTTGGCTTCGAGGGTGAGTTTCTGCTCAATGGGAGCAGCCTTGGACTGCAATGCCGTCAGGTGGTCGTCCAAAATGGAAATCTCGGTTTTGAGATTTGCAGGGATGGTGGCGAGCAGGGGGCGGATTTTTGCCCAGGCAGCGAGGGGATCGAGGCTCATGGAAAGGTTACGCGGTCGCGAGTTCTGGCTTGGCTTTCTTTGCCGGGGTTTTGGAAATCTCCCGGGTAAGGCGTTTTTTACGCATGATGCCTCCCGAGCTGTCCCACAGGGAAATGATGTTGAACTCGGTGTCGGAGTTTTTGGCGTGGAAGGTTTCCCGAAGCGCCATGTAATCGCTCGATGGCCCGGCAAGGATGCTGTGGCGGGGCTTGCGGGGGTCGCTCTCGTCGGAGAGGGTGAGGATAAAGGTTCTCATGCTCGTGAAGGGTTTCTTTATTTTTTTGAGGTTGTCGTTGTGAGGGATCTTTTTTTTATTCCGTCTATTCAGCCCAAAACCCCTCCCCCGACAAATAGTCGAAGGAGGGGCCGAGCAGGAGGGGTGAGTCTCTGTTAGGCGGAGACGATGCGCTTGAGAGCGGCACCCTCGCCCTTGCCGTAACCGTAGTTGGCCTCGATCACCATCTGGACCGTGTCGGATCCGGGGATCGGGTACTCGCGGTACTCGAGGGTGAGTCCGTTGTCATCCGTGGCGGTGACGTAACGGGTGATGCGGTCATCCGCAGGAGCGATCGGCGCGAAGGCCACCAGGGCGGCATCCGGCAGGGTTGCGAAGCCGACGAGGTTCTCCGTGTTGGAAGGAATGTTCGGGGTGACGAACACATCCATCCCAGCGATGTGGGTGAGAGCACCCTTGAGCTTCACATCGGCACCGGCCTGACCCATGGCGTTCCAGTTCGCGATGGAGCTATCCTTGAGGAGAGCGCCATGGTAGGTGCTGGAGAGCACGAGGGAGCGGTTGGCGACGGGCCAGTAGCTCTGGTTGATGGAGGTGACGATGTCCGCGATGTCCGTGAAGTCGAACGCGCTCGGGGCTCCGGTCGAGACCGCGCTGCCGAAATTGGCTTCGGTAACGACGCTGAGGATGTCCATGACGACATCGTGGGCGAGGGCTTCGGCCTGACGATCCATGAGCTTCTCCACCGAGAGGTGGGGCTGGCGGGCGAGTTCGTAGCCGGTGACGTTGAGCGCCTGATATTTGCGCTTGTTGATCACGACGTTGCGGCTCTGGACAGTTCCGGCGGCGGCGCTGTACGACCCGTTGAAGTCGCTGGAGGACGTACCCTGGATGGGGTAGTAAGGAACAGTGACGGTGTCGTTACCCTGAAGAGGAACGCCACGGTACACCGTGCTGAAAGCGTTCACCGGGGCCAGGGTGCGCTTGAACGCCAGAAGGGCGTTTTCAAGGATAGCCTGAAACTGAAGATCGCTGGCAATGGAGTTGGCCATGATGAGGAGGTGTTGGGGTTGGGGTTGGTGAGCTAGTGCTCGGGGTTATTTCTTGGAACGCTCGGCGTCGTACTTCTGGAGCACGGCCTTGTGTTCGCGGAAAAATGCGGTTTTCTCGGCACCCTTGAGGGATTGCCATTTGTCATAGAGGGAAGCGGGGTCGTTGGTCGCGGCGTCGGCCTCGACCGGCAGTGCGCTGGCCTCGAATCCAAGGGCTGCGACCTGATCGACGGTGGCCGCTGCGACTTCCTCATCGATCTGGCGCTCGGCCTGCTCGAGGGTTTCCTTAACCTCAGTGAGGCGGGCGATCTCCTCGGCATGGGTGACCGATGCCGCCTCGAGGGCTGCGGCGTGATCGGCGGCAAGCTGCTCGAGTTCGCTGATCTTGAGAGCGTGGCCTTCGGCAGCGGCTTCCATCTCGGCGATGAGGCCGTTCTTGGCCTCGATCAGCGAGGTGGCCTCTACGAGGGAGTTCTGGGCGGCGGAGAGCTGGCCAAGGATGGTTTCCTTTTCGGCGAGCGCGGCTTTGAGTTGGGAAAAGATGTTCATGTACGCGAGAGGCACGGTGTCAAAGTTGCGGAAATCAGATTCCGTCGTTGTCGTCGTCCCCCTCGCCGTCGCCATCCTGATCGGGGTCTTCCGCGATGAGTGCGACGGCCTCCGCAATGCCGGAGACAAGGCGGTCGGCAAGTCCGTTGGCCACGGCCTGCTCGCCGTCGAACCACTGTCCCTGCATGGTCTCGTCGCTGATGATGCGACCGGTGGCGGCCTTGCGGTTGGCCACGACGGCGGAAGTGAAGCGCGAGTTCGCACGATCGACGCCGTCCTGAAGGAAGGCACGCTCGTCATCGGTGAATGCCTTGCCCTCGAGGCCGATGGCTTTGAGGGATCCGGCCTTGAAGAGTTCGAGTTTGAGACCCTCCATCTCGTAGGCACGGGAAGAATCGATCATGGCGAGATAAGTGCCAATCGATCCGACGTCACTCGATCCGGTGACAAAGATCCCCGAGGTCGCGGCACTCGCCAGCCAGTAGGCTGCGGAACACATCTGGGAATCGGTGAAGGCGTAGAGGGGCTTGGAAATCTGTCCGAGGGCTGCCGCCGCCTCGGGGGTGCCGGTGACCATGCCGCCGGGGCTGTTCACATCCAGAAGGATGCTGTCCACCATGGGATCTCTGTCGGCCTTCTGCACGGCGGAGACAAGCTGATCGACGTCTGCACCGCCGCACATCATCTCGAGCATGTTGAGGCGCTTCCCGATGACGCCATTCACGGGGACGAGGGCGACGCCGTTCTGGATGTCGTAGCCTTTCTCCTCCATGTCGTCCTGATCACCGTCGTTCTCGGTGGTAATGAAGGAGGAGATGGGCTGATGCTGATGGGCCTCGAAGAGGGACTGGAGGCGACGATGGGCCTCGGGAAGGATGTGCCAGGGGGTGGCGTAGAGTCGGGTGGCGATGCGGGCGAGTTTCACCCCCTAGCGGAGGTGTCAAAAAGAGGTGTCGGCGCTTTTATTTTGGCGGGCTTCGACGACGGACTGGCGGATCCTCATCTGCATGGAATCGTGCCAGGAACGGGTCTTTCCCTTTTTGCGCTCGTAATTGCGGAGGTGCTTCAACATCTGGACGTTCCCGGGCTTGCACCCGTAGCCACAATCCTGCGCGGAAACGTAAGCAAGGGGCTGGCCGTTCATGGTGCCGCGACTGACGCCGACGTCATCGAAGGCGGAGAGAAGTTCGTTGAGTCCTTCCATGGTGCTAAGCCACTGCCTCGTCACCGTCGGGTTCGTGATGATCGACGATGTCGGGGGGCTGCTGGACTTTGAGTTCAGGGTAGAGATCACTCATGGAGAGGCCGCGATTTTCCATTTCCTGTTTCCTCCAAAGAGCAAAGTCCATCTCGCGACTGACTTCTTCCTTGGCGTCCTGTCCTTTGAGGTTGTAGAGGCGTTCGGTCGAGATCAGGCCGGTGCGGTGCTGTTCGAGGTAGATGCGACCATCGCGTCCGAAATCGCAGGTGATGGCCTCGGGCGGAACC